GGAATAGAGTTCCTCATCCGTATCCAAGTCTGAATCAAAATCCGTATCATGCTCATCTTCTGCATAATCATCCTCAAATTTGGTTTCTTCGGGTTTATACAACGCTGGTTTCTTTATCTGACGCCCAGATTTTGTTCGTGTTTCTACCATTTTTATATAAATAAAGACTTCTGTTTAAGTATCTTTTCGTGAATTTCATCTCTAACGTCGAGGTCGGCGTATAGGGCGAGTTCTTCGATGTAATCCAAGTCTTTCGTTGATAAGTATTGTTTATACAGTTCTGGTTGAATACCTGAATATTCATAAAATGCGTCTGGTTCTGGAAGTTTAATTACATTTTCAACGTCACCAACTAAAGATGCTATAAGGTAAATAGAGGCTCCAACCAGAATGAGTGCCATTCTTCTAATGTTCTGGTTTATTTTTTTTGAGCTGGATACAGAATGGAAATAACACTTGAACTTAGTTTGTGAACTCTAGAATTTTGTTTCGTACACACGGGACACTTTTGTGATATAGTTTTATTCTTAATTACGTAGGACATTGTCTGTTCCCCGTGTACACCTCTGAAGGTTTCACAATAGTTTGATGTTGTGAGAGCGACGAACTCGTTTTTTTGTTTGGAAATAGTCACGACACGGATATCCTCTGGACATTTCATACACCTTCGCATGTAAGATTCTAAATGTGGTTTTACATCCGATTGTTTGACTTTAGGCTTTTCTTCAAACTTTTTAATTTCTGGACACTTCTTGATGTCCTCCTTTTTGGGATACAATCGTTCAATTACTTTAGGGGGGAGTATGTGTTTTCTTCCATAAAAATCTTTACAAAAGCCATCCCTTCGACCGCGAATCGTCTCACACCTACAAAAGCACTTTTGAGCAATGACACGTCCACTTATATGAAACCACACATGATTGGAATTGTGGGATCTTTTGAGGTTTTCACAATATTTAGAATTCGTAGCGACTAAATACGTGTCCTTGTGTTTGAAGAGACTCTTAATGATTGACCCATTCTGTCCTTCCATATTTTTCTGAACAAAGTCTTCGATGAGTCCTCTGACTTCATCGTCGTGGAGTTCATCTTTTGTCTGCGCATCCGTAAACGAACCCTCCTTGATCACAGATGAGGGTGGTTCTATAGTTATGTGCTGTGGTTCATTCGTTCGAATTGAAGACATTTTGAGATATTCGATATTTGGTTGTTGGTCAACTCTCGTAAGTTTACTCAATGGTCCATGATTATATAGAAATACGGGAAGATATGCCACTTGTATAATTTTACCAGAGTCACCACACTCGGGACACCCCTGACCACCACATGACATATGTTTTGCCATCTTGTGAGACCAAGGCATGCGAAAACCACTTCCCCTCGTCTTTCTATGTGTACAGCCATACACAGATGAATCTATAATTTCATTCCAATCTGTACCACCTTTTGCCTTGGACAGCGCCACGAGAATGTGTTCTCTCAGAGCAACAGCAGACGATTGATTCAACACAAAACCCGGCCAATTGAGGTGTACTCCAGTTTTTGTGTACTCACCCACCTTTTTAGTTGGTGACACAGATATCAAACAATCCTTGCCACCGTGACGCTTTACTTTATCACAAATGATTTTACAAATGTCCTGAATCTCCTCAATCGTGAGAGGGCGCGTATCTTTGTAATCAATGTCTACAAAGAAGTTGTAGTTGTCACTCTTTTGTTCGACAACGAAAAGTTTTTCACCCGACTTGACAGCCTCTATGTACTTTTCGTGAAAGTCGTTCAATTTATCAAAAGGCACGGAAAGGACACCACCGTCCATGAGCACATGTGATAGATTGGTTGCATTGTTAAATTTTTGTTGGGCGCACCACCTTTTAAACATACCTTAGTATAAACTTTATTCTCTATACCTCGACATACATGATACATCCGGGAACTCCAGCGTCTCGGATAGGTGTTTCTTAACGGTTAAAAGTTCGTATACAGTTTTTTCTTTATTCTCTTCTATCCACTCCTCAATCTCCTCGTCGCAAAGACCACGATTCGATTCCAAAAGTTGACGAATTTGCATTAAAATATAAGCCTTGGACTTCATTCTATTTTATAGAAAAGGTTTTTCTATTTAAAGAACTAACACACGCGTAAAATTCTGGATTTTTAAGGACGTTATCGACTATAAGCTTCCATCGTTTACGTGTATTGAATTCTTCAAGAGTATCAAAACTCATGTAATCATTTTCATCGTATGTTTTCTTTATTGGTTGTTTCTGTATCTTTTTAAGGTTTGTTTTTTGTTTTTCTTCGTAAAATTTTCGGACGAGTGTCTGTTGTTCGGTCTTTTTGTAATTCACAAAAAATACAAAAACATTGTATTCAAGGTCAACCGTGGGACTCTCTTTGACTGTAAATTTATATGTAGTATATTCACCACTCTTGAGGGATACAACACCTCTCGTCTCTTCTTCAAGCTCTCGTAAAGCACAACGTAAAGGGTTAAAGATCTCTCTTCTTCGGCAACCGCCTGTGACAAAAATCCAATCCTTGAAGCGGCGATCTCTCACCGTTAAAAATTTTGGTTTATCGTCAGTAAAGCTTACCGGGATCGCTATAGCCTTGTATTTTTTCATTGCGCATTCGCAAGTTATAATAAGTGAATATGTTTATTCCTCGCTTTTTTCCCCCCCTTTTTCGTTCACATCTTCAACTTCAACTTCATTTTCATCTGGTAATTGCGCCGTGAGCTGGTGCATAAGATGATTCGAGAAGTTACGGAAGTTTTCGACTTCCGTCTTCGTCTTGTTCATTTCCTTAAACAAGAACATCACACCCACGATACACACAATCGTCGCGATCATCATGAGGGTTTCACGGTCCATTTGCATCATTATAAACTATTTACAGTTCTTCTTTTTAAGTAAGAACACCCATGCGTGCTTTGCCTGGGGCTGGGCATTCATAAGGTGCTTGGGCGAATTGTACGGCTTCGTAATGCGTAGGTTGACAGGACTTTTCAGTTGGTGGGGTGGGTTGTCCCACAAACTTTTCAAGCGTCCTGGATTTTGGATCGTACGTCAATACAAAAACGATGGCGAGGAGGAAAACTACGTTCCACATTTGTTTTATTAATTAGTTAGAATATAAAAGACCACCCATACCGTTCTCAATGCGGAGGACATTGTAGTTCACGGCGTAGATATCTTTAGTGCAGTCACGAGCGCTGTTGATGATGCGCGCCGAGTCGAGTCGCGAGAAGTTGAGAGAACCCGTTGGCTGAAGCTTACCAGTCTCGAGGCAGAATGGGTACGTGAACAAAGTCTTCGCGGTGGCTGGCAAAGAACCATTGGAGGTGTGATAGTACAGTGGCACAGTGGTGAAGTTTGGATCAGCAAACTTGAAGTCAGCCACATCGGTACCATTAATTTGAAGCTTGAGCTTGTTGTCGTCGTTAAGAATCGACAACGCGCTGGTATCGGCCGAAGCCAAATACTTCACTGGGTGGTTGAAGTTGAGTTCTTGAATCTTGTTACCGGAGGCGATGGCCTTTTGAACTTGGATCATCATCATGTTTTGTGGTTGAGACGCGAAAACTTCACGTTCTTGGGTATCCAAGTAGGCGTAGTTCGCGTAGACGTCCCACTTCTTACTGGCGTCCGCGGCGTTGGCACCCCACGTGATGCGGAGTTCCACATCGTGGTATTGGAGGCTGATCAATGGAAGTGCGGATTGCCAGTTTTCACAGAAAGAGAAGCGGAGTGGGTAGAAGCGTTCACTGCTCGCACCACCGTAAATATCGCCTGACACGGATTTGGCTGATGTTGTAGCGAAGAGAGTTGGGGCGATGAGGGTTGAGAAAGTTGAATCGTGTTCATCGACGACTTGACCACCGACGAGAAGCTCGACCTTGGAAATCATAGTTGTCCAATCCGCGACCGCGACAGTTTTGGTACCGTCGTTGGGAACGAGGTAAACATAACCCAAGAGATCACCCTTGCGCTCGAAGCGCACAGTAGACATACCATTGTTGGACACGTTCCCCTGGATCACCTGACGTTCGACAGTTTGGGAAAAGTTCGTGTGGCGTTTGTAAGTTGAGCGGAAAAAGCTAACTTCGGGTTTGCCGACGAGGTGCACATCCTGAGCACCGACGGCGACGAGTTGGGCAATACCACCAGACATTTTATATTATAGTAAGACTTTATTTTTAAGTGTTCAAATTCATAGAACTTTCCTATGGTGGCAAAGGTCTAGATGGGTCATGTTCGTAGGAGAGAATGAGGGCTTCCTTAGTGGCACCTGCGGGCATCGTACCTTCGGAGAGGTGTTTTTCGAGCTGGAGCTTATAAATGGACTCTGCACCGTATTCAATGCTATTCTTCACGAGATCACCTACCCACTCCTCTGGGTCGGTGTGCCTAGTCTGGATCGTCTTGTAACACACATTACAGAGTTCCATGGTGATAGTGGCAGGTAGGCCATTTAATATATCGGGAAAGAATTATTAAATGGGTTTGGTGAGGTGAAACGAGTAACTGCGTTACTCGGGGGGAGTGGGCCACACGGGATTCTCTGGGTCCGTGGTATTGGCGGGGAGGTCTCGGAGGGCTTGGCGGTAATCCAACCAACCCTGTCTCGCTTCGGGGGTGGGGTGAGGCCAATCGGGAATTATGTATTTATCTGTTTTTGAGAGTATGGAGTCCCTCTCTTTACGTAAAACTTTCAAAGGTTTTTCGTTATTTATTCTTTCGCATTCTACTGTAAGTTCGTCTTCGGATGGTTTGGGTACGTTCTCATCTAACCACTTCAACCCTTCATAATTTTCACCGTGAAGTTCCCAGTTATTCTCTGGATATAAACTTATTAAGGCTTCCGAGAGGTCCATTTGATATGAGTCAATATAATTTATACGGCAATTTCCGTTGCACTTTTATAGGATACCGCTATTTCATGACCGGATTGCCCAAGGCTACCACCACCAACTGTTCTATTAAGACGGAACCAATTAGTGCCATTGTTCGACGGTCGGCTAAATATTCGATATGTCACCGCTGACGTGGTATTTGGTGTATCCACCCAGGCGACTGTATGGGTGTTTAGAGTACTATTATGATCAGTGTCATAAAGTACGGGTGCGGCGCCGCTATGAACACCTTGATTGTTGCTATTAAATCCAATTAAGGTTGACGCACCAGAACTTATAAACCTGTAAATTCTAATAACTTGATCGTGGTGTGCTTCACCATTGATTACCCAGTGTAGCATAATCTTGGAATTAGAAAACTTGGGTGTAATAGTTATATCAAGTGGCGTTATATAGCGACCTACAGAGTTACCATAAACGACTATATCGTGTACATTCTGGCCCACATACTGTACGGGATGGCCGGGTGCATAAATGGCTCCATTCACGTGTAATTTAGCTGTGGGACTCGACGTCCCGATGCCGACGTTGCCACCAGTGTCTTGTATTATAACCTTGCCCGAACTGTTACCCGAACGAATATACCAATCCTTGTTAGTGCTGTAGCCGGCGTGAGACGTCGTACCCAGAGACCATCTCATTTCGGAATTAAACTGACTCGTCCCATCGACTTCGAGTTTTCGTCCAGGACTCGACGTCCCGATGCCGACGTTACCCGAAAAGTAGTTCTTAGTCTCACCAGTTACATAAACCCCGTATTTAGTTCCTACAGTACCCGAATAGCTTCCATAGTAGAGATACCCAGTCGTGATCGTACCACCATCGCGGTCTATATGCGCCTGAAACGCATAGGCTTTCGTACACGTACCCGCGTCAACTTCAACTTCTCCGCGCACACCGTACATGTTTGCGGTGGTACCGTTCGAACCACCATCTTTGAGTGCATATGCATTGATACCGTAAATATTTGTATTAATACCCGTACCAGATGCTATTGCGGTGAAATCCCCCGCCCTCAAATTTGTTGTCGTCCCACTCGTGTGGTCACTTCTCGTATAGGAATACATTCCATAGACAAGGTCACTATCACCAGTATGTCGAACATCGGTACTAATGCCATACATTCTGTGTTCATTGCCTGTGTCACCACCCGTTGCACTCGAGTCCATATCTATAAAAAGGGCTCTGTGTGCTCTGTCACCCGTATTGGTGCCACCTCCACTACAGTTGTGATCTATAACCAGGCTGTTAAAATTCTCATTTGCATTTGTATCGCTACCTATGATATGAAGTGGGGCAGACGGATTCGTCGTCCCAATGCCGACGTTGCCATCCGCCTCTATCGTGAACTGTTCCCCAAATGTCGCCCCATTGTAAATACCAAATGTTCCCGTGCCGCCGACACCGACCGTCCATTCGTCTCCATCACCATTGATGAGTTCCATCGCTGACCCCCCTCCGGCAGTCGTGCGTTTAATCCTGAATCCGTCAAAACTACTGGATTCGACGGTAAGTGGTCTGGCGGGACTCGTCGTCCCAATGCCGACGTTGCCATCCGCCTCTATACGCATCCTCTCCGTAGACGTACTCTCAAGGTGGTTTATATCAGTTGAAGAAGTTCCACCGTCGTAAAATGCGATTCCACTCGTCCCTCTGATTGCGAGCTTGTTACCCGAATTA